TAGTACAAACAGTACTACTTTGCATCAAAGCGAAAAGGTTTGGAAGCTCGGGTTCGTAATAGTTGTCTTCTACTACGTCGTCCCAGCGCTCTTGGTTAAGGTTCAATGGTCTAGGGTCTAGGTCTATGGTCATTGTCAAGCTCCTATTAGCTTTTCGATACCCAACACTAAGTGTCTGCTCAGTGTTGAGCGTTTGGTTATACCTCGTAACAATCAACAACGTCGTTCCAATCAACGAGTTCTAATTCGTCGATGCGGTTGTACAGATGTTTGAACGTCTCCGATTTCCCATCGCTGTACGTAACCCGCACTTTGTCGGTGAACCGAACGCTAGGGAATTTAAGCTCCCATTGTTTAGGGGCAAATGTTTCTAGCTGCGCCTCAAGCCACCTGACACGCTGTTCGAGTTCGAGGATTCGCTTTCGAGCAGCGGCCAATAAGTCAGCTGTTTGGTCTAAGGTCATGGGTCAATGTCCCTGGTCTAAGGGTTATTAGTTCGTGTTCAGTTAGGCCTGCTTCCTTTACAGCAAACTTGGCATGAACGAGCGAGGGGTAAAACACCGCCCCCCGCTCATGAAAGAATCCATACAGAGCAGGTACTTCAACTTCGCTAAAGGTCATGGGTCTAGCGTGACTGGTTACGGATTAAGCGTTGCTCAACTAGCCGAACGAGTGGATCGTCACGGCGTCCTTCTTCATAGGCTTTGTACAAAGCATCAACGAACAGCTTGCGAGAGTTAGCATTTTTCATAGGTCTATTTCCTTGGTCTAAGGGTGAAGTAGGCGAGGCCGATAACAGCTGCGCCAATGAGTACGTAGAACAGCACTGAGTACAGGGCTAGAACTACAGGGAACAGGACTGCTGCAAGCAACAGCCCAAGAAACAGGCGAAAGGTCATTCTTATTACTCCTAGTTATAAAAAACACAGACAACCCCGACTTTCGACGACGAAGGAGGAGAATGTGTGCCATGTGTGCCAGCTAGATTTGAGTGTGTGCCAGATTGTGTGCCACCTAAAAATGACGTAAGTCATTGATACAAATACAAAAACCAAATGTGTGCCATGTGTGCCAGGTAAATTAGGTTTCTGTGAAAAAAAAAAAAAATGAAAGAAAAAGAAAAAGATAAAAACAAAGTTGTTTTTAGGTGGCACACATGGCACGCAATTGCCCTTGGTGTAGGGAAACTGGTGTAAGATCAAGGACTTAGGTGTGTGCCAGCTGGGCGAAATTTACTTGGCACGCACATGGCACGCAGGTGGCACACATGGCACACACCTGCGCGTGGGGCACGACGCCGTTGACACAGGAGAAGTGGCACGTCGTGTCTTAGCCTGGGGTAAAAAAAGAGGGCCGAAGCCCCCTTCTTCTAGCGTCTGTAGTATGCGTCAGCGTCTACGTATGCGGAGATGTCGGTGTTGGTCTCGATAGCGTCGATTGAATCGTCCATGTCCATGACCATGAGGGTGATGATACCCACCATGATGTCGGAGGGATTGTCCTTGGCGTATTGAACAGCCTTGTCGGATACCTCTTTGGCCTTGGCGATGTTGTCGTCGGTTACGTACTTAGTCTTTAGTGCCAGTGCTCTGGCTTTAAGATTAGCGATCATGATTATGATGCTCCTTCTGTTGCGAGTCTGCCGGTGCGGGGGGTCATCCACCACAGTGAGAACGGTGTTTCTTCGGAACATATGATGAGGTGGTCTTCCCATTTGTTCTTGATGCAGATGAAGTCGTCGGGGATGACGAGGTCTTCGGCGTACATGGCTTCACGCATGTAGTAGTGATTAGCGAATGTGAGGCCGATGCACAATAAGATGAAAGAGATTGCAAGAATGTTTGACTTGGTGTCCACGGTGATTACCCCCTAACCTTGGTGTAGAACTTGGTGTTGATGGATGCCCGTTTGGTGATGTGGGCGATCATCTGCTCGATGGTGCGACCGCATTTGATTTGCTCGCGTACTGTCTGCGGGTGCAGGCGATACACGTTGCCGGAAGCTGATTGAATATAGATCGCTGTCTTGTTCTTGCGACCTACTCGAACCATCGATACTTTTGCTAGTGCCATTGTCTTTCTCCTATGGTTAATGACATAGACACAACCGACTACCGACGAGGAACGAGGAGGGGTACCAACTACAAGGTTCCACGTTTGTAATGCGAAACAAGGTTCCAATGTGCGATTCGGGGATGGGGGGTGGCTGGTGCAGGATGGGGGAGATAGTGTGTGAGCGATTCTGAAATAAATTTTCACAAAAAATTTTCATAAAAAATTTACTAGCAACGGTACTATCCAACCCGACCAACAATCCGAGACCCGCATGGCTCCTGACCCTGAAGCCGAAACGCGCGAGTGTAAGGTTTGTAAGAAAAAGCTACCCCTAGACCGTTTTTACCTTGAGCCAAGGATGGGCGGTAAAACGGCCCCCCGTGCAAAGTGCAAGACCTGCACCCAGCAGCGGTTACGGGACGCCAGTAGCCTTACTTACCAGGCCTTTCTCGCTAAGGTGCACTCCGGCGCAAAGCACGTCCGTACAAAAACTGGTTTTACATGGGAAATCACTGTGCAGGATGTCGTTGACCTGTGGGAAGAGCAGAACGGCAGGTGTGCTGTATCCAACCTGATAATGACGCACCACCGTGACGGCTCGGGGCACAAGGATTTCAATGCCAGTATCGACCGCATCAACCCGAATGTTGGCTACACCCCCGAAAACATACGCCTTGTGTGTTATGCCGTGAACATAATGCGGCATCGGATGGACGAAGCTGAATTTTACTTCTGGATCAAGAGCATATATGAAAACTCTTGCGACTAAATAGTACTAACCGTACTATTCGCGGATGGCTAAGGTAAAAATGATATCTATTGAAGGTATGGATCACGCCATCGTAGGCACCGGTATCGGTGCTTCAGGTGAAGAAGTGCTCGTTTATGACGGGCGGTTATTTGAGCGTGTCCTGTCAGTAGATTCAGTTATAGAAAACCTATCGGACAATGGGTATTCGGATGTCACCCCGCTGTTCGTGTATTTAGACGAGGATATTGGTGCAGAAGTCGCCAGCTCAAACAACGGAAGGGTCTATCACTGAGGTAGCAGAGTTTGAATCCCACATGCCCTACATGGGTTTGGATATTGGGGATTTGACGGTGCAACAAGAGAAGCTGGTGATGCTTGTGCTCTCCGGCATGAGCCTCGCTGCCGCTGGAAGAGGGGCAGGCTACTCAAACAGCAGCGCTGTCTACGATGCCGTGAAGCGACCAAAGGTTGTTAAGGCACTAGCGTACTTCCGCGAGCAGATGCGCGAAGAAGTTAAGTTCACCGCTGCAAACGCCCACATCATGTACATGGATGCGTATCAGGCGTCAGCCAACGCAACAGAGATGAAAAACACCGTGGACAGCTTGGTAAAGCTGCACGGTCTCGGCACCCCCGACAACGCCACTCAGGTCAACATCAACATAGACGCTACACCCAAGCAGCTTGAGCGCATGTCCGATGAGGAGTTGTTGAAGATCGCAGGTAAAGACGCTGCGTATCTGGAGCCGAGTGCTGATGACTGACATTCCAATGCAGGAATGTAAACGGTGCAAGAACCTGCACCCCGAGACCCTGTACTCAGGGCGCGATGGTTTTTGTGTCTACTGCAAAGCTGACGAGGTGGAGTCGATGCCACCACCAGCCGTGGCAGAGGAAGAAGAGCAGGAAGCTCAGTCCGTTGAGGAAAAGGCGAGGGCCGAGCTTGCACTACGGTTCCTTACCCGTAAACGGTTGTTGCCGTTCGTTGAGCGCTTCAACCCCGACTATCAAGCGGGATGGGTACATAAAGATGTCTGTAGAAGACTTGAAGAATTCAGTCGAAAGGTTGTGGCGAAGGAGTCGCCTCGACTCATGTTATTTCTACCTCCGCGACACGGTAAATCTACTCTGGCGTCAATTGCGTTCCCAGCTTGGCACCTTGGGCGGAACCCGCAGCATGAATTTATCTCGTGTTCGTACTCTGGGTCTTTGGCTATGGGATTTAGTCGAAAGGTTCGTGGACTACTTCGAGAGCCTAGTTACAAAACTGCCTTCTCCACTCGACTCGATCCCGAGTCACAAAGTGCGGAGGCTTGGCTTACTACTAATGGCGGCGGTTTTGTTGCTGCTGGTGTGGGCGGCGGTATAACGGGTAAAGGCGCACACGTCCTTGTTATCGATGACCCAGTAAAGAACCGAGAAGATGCCGAGAGCCAGAACAATAGAGACGCGAACTGGGACTGGTACACGTCAACGGCGTATACCCGACTGGCTCCAGGCGGCGGTGTCTTGGTCATCCTGACTCGTTGGCATGATGATGATCTCGCTGGGCGCTTACTGAAAGCGACGGGCGAGGGTGGCGATGACTGGGAAGTCGTACGTTATCCGGCGATAGCGGAGGACGAGGAGGAGTTTCGGGATTCCGGCGAAGCCCTGCACCCAGAGCGTTACGACGTTGATGCGCTAGATCGTATCCGCAAGGCGGTAGGGCCGAGAGACTGGTCTGCACTGTATCAGCAGAATCCTGTCGCAGATGACGGTGACTACTTCACCCGCGACATGATCCAGTACTACGAGTACGACGAGGTGGACTTTGACGCTATGCGCTACTACTGCGCATGGGACTTAGCCATCGGTAAGAACGACCGCAATGACTATTCAGTAGGCATGGTCATCGGTGTGAATGAATTTGATGAGCTGTATGTGGTGGACGTGGTACGCGGACGCTTTGACGGCTTTGAGATTGTCGAACGGATACTAGATCTCTACGAAGAGTGGAAACCGTCGATGATCGGCATTGAGAAAGGCCACATTGAGATGGCGCTTGGCCCGTTTTTGGAAAAGCGGATCAGAGAGCGCGGTCTGTATGAGGCATTCATCAAAGACCTGAAGACAGGACGTCGTGATAAAGAGGCCCGAGCGCGAGCCATCCAAGGTCGGATGCAGCAGGGCATGGTGTGGTTTCCAAGAGACGAAGTGTTTACAGGGCCGCTGGTAGCGGAGCTTTTACGTTTTCCTAATGGAATCCATGACGACCAAGTCGATGCTTTGGCATGGCTGGGTCTGATGATGACGGAGTTCGCCTCGTACCAGACTCCCGTTTACAAAGAACCGTCTTGGCGAGATCGGCTCGATTACTTGACCGCGACTCCGAAATCTAAATCAGCGATGAGTGCATAACTATGGCGCACCACAAGAAGATGAAATCACTGTCTCCTGCAGAGGAGATGGAAATAGCGAGCACTCAGTATGATCGGTACGTGCGTGCTCGGGACAACGGCCACCTTGAATACATCCACATGGCGAAGAAGTGTGATGCGTTCTATCAGGGTGAGCAGTGGGATCAGACAGACGTGTCTATGCTCGATGCCGAGGGCAGACCTGCGCTGACGATCAATACGATTCTGCCAACAATCAACACGGTGTTGGGCGAACAGTCCACCCGCCGTGCGGACATCCAGTTCAAACCACGTCGTGGTGGGGACGAAGAGGTCGCACATACCCTGAATAAGCTGTACATGCAGATTGCCGACAACAACAAGCTCGACTGGGTTGAGCAGCAGGTGTTCTCGGACGGTTTGATTATGGACGGTCGTGGATACTTTGACGTACGCATGGACTTTAGCGACCACGTTGAGGGTGAGATTCGCATCACTGCGAAAGACCCCTTGGACATTCTGATTGACCCAGACGCCAAGGAGTATGACCCCAAGACATGGAACGAGATCTTTGAAACCAAGTGGATGACACTTGATGAGATCGAGGAGATGTACGGCGCTAAGAAAGCAGAGGAGCTGCAATTTATCGCTGAGAACGGTAACTCGTTTGGCCGCGATTCTGTTGAGTACGAGGAGACTCGGTACGGTGACACAGAATCCACAGACGACTATCTAGGCGCAGCTGCGTATGACGAGGACGAGTACCGTAATGTGAAGGCATTGCGCGTCATCGAGCGACAGCATAAGCGCGTTACCCGTATTCAGTGTCTAGTTGATCCAGAGACAGGGGATCAGCGCCCAGTACCCGAGGCGTGGAACGAGCGTAAGGCGAAGACTTTTGCCAAGAAGTACGGCCTGACTCTGATCAGTAAGATCCAGAAGAAGGTTCGCTGGACAGTCACCTGTGACAAGGTCGTATTGCACGATGACTGGTCGCCCTACGCAGGCTTCACGATTGTCCCGTACTTTGCATATTTCCGACGTGGTCGCCCGTTCGGCATGGTGCGCAACCTGCTGTCACCACAAGAGCAGCTCAACAAGATCAGCTCGCAAGAGCTGCACATTGTTAACACCACCGCCAACAGTGGCTGGATGGTTGAGAGTGGCTCGCTTGTTGGTATGACGCCGGATGATCTGGAGGAGCATGGTGCTGAGACTGGGCTGGTTATTGAGTACGCCCGTGGCACTAATCCGCCTGCCAAGATTCAAGCGAATACTATTCCAACTGGGTTAGACCGCATCGGGCAGAAAGCTGCGGCGAACATTCAGGCGATCAGTGGCATCAACGAGTCTATGTTGGGTACTGACAGCGCCGAGGTTTCGGGTATCGCTATCCGAGCCAAGCAGAATCGTGGCGCGATCATGATTCAGGTGCCGCTCGATAACCTTCGCAAGACCCGCCATTACTTGGCCGAGAAGATCTTGGAGCTGGTTCAGACCTTCTATACCGAGCAGCGCGTAATTCAGGTGACCAATGAGTCTGATCCGTTGAAGCCACGAGAGCCTATTGTGATCAATGAGATGACGCCCGAAGGCCGGATCATCAATGACCTGACCTTGGGTGAGTATGACGTCGTGGTGGCTACCGCGCCTGCGCGTGATTCCTTTGACGAAGTGCAGTTCGCAGAAGCCCTTAACCTGCGACAAGTCGGCGTTGCCATCCCAGATGACGCGATCATTGAGTATTCCCACCTTGCTAAGAAGGGCGAGCTTGCCAAGCGCATTCGCATGATGACCGGCATCGAAAAGACACCGGAGCAGATGGAGGCCGCAATGATGGTTCAGCAGATGCAGATGCAAGAAGCGCAGCTTGAGCTGGCGAAACTGGAGGCCGAGGTACAGCGCACAAGCTCTGAAGCAGCTGTGAACGTAGCTAAAGCCCAGTCCACGTCGGCTGAGCCAGACATTCAGATAGCTCAGCTGCAAGGAAAGATCGAGATGAAGATGCAAGAACTGCAGCTTCGTC